CTGTAGCTTAGCAGTAATTGAGCATCAACCAACCCGCCTATTCCATTTGCCAACAATGGAGTGGTGGGTTTACGCCCTGTTCACGGCCGTCACCGTGAACATTCTCACTCTGAAATGGTTGAAATTTCAGTATGAGGACGAGTTCGTCGCATTCATGAGGTCTTGGTTACCGACCACACGATTGAATACTACGAATGACGTCAACAAATGGGCCACCGCCGTGCGGAAGCCCAGTCCAACGCCAAAACCACGAGCAGGCAACTCACACAAGCACGCAGCGGCTGCCCGGGAGGCGGCCGTGAAGCACATCGAAGCGGTTCAACGCGAGATGATTGTGCCTGAGTGGGCTCTGTCCATGTCCGCCCGCCAGTTACGTAACAAAGTAGCTGGCCAGCGGTTCATGTACCATGGTAAGGATTTCATCAATTACGCACGTGTGCAGGCGAGTGCGGTCCCACGTAAGGGCCACCTCGTTACTGCAATCGACGTGCTAAACCACCTGCCGCGCAAAACGCTGACAGGTTTGATGGATACCGATAACGTGGTGGTGTCATACGATCGTCAAGTGCGAGCCCCCGGGGGTAGAATGCTTGATGGTGCGTATACGTATGACCGCAAGGACAAAACCTTCACCTTCGTCGGTGAAAACTTCACGTACCCGAAAGAGAAGCTCCTTGATTGGAACCCTGAGGGCACTGTGACGCTCCATTTCCGTTCGCCATGGAAAGCAGCTGTGCTGCTGGCCTTGACGCACGTGCTCATCATGCAAATTACTAGCTGGCTCACCGCTCCGTGGGTCGCTAGTTTGCCGTGGGTAGGCACGCTCTGGTGCTATACAGAGTTTGCCTACAAGGTGCCCTTCGTCAGGCTTGATCTGTTCTATTATTGGACAGTCGAGTGCGACGACGGGCTTGCCTACTGGTATTACGCCGGCCGGTGGTTCGTGGTGCACCTCATCGCTAACGCCATCATCGCACACTACAGTGTCCGTGTTACTGCACGTAAGATACTCGTGAATGCAGATGGCGACAGCATTACCCGCTGGTTCATTCCAACCCGGCGGGCCTATGGTTACATAGGGATGATGTACTACTTCCTCGCCGGCATGGGTCCAGGCTACGTTACTCCAGACAGTTATTCTGGAGAGGTGAAGGGCAAGAAAATGGAGTTTGATGTGATGCGGACCGTGAGCAGCGCTGGGGATGTTACCTGGCGCTTTTCACTTCCTGGCATGCACACACACTGGACTGTCACAGAAGCTGACGTGGCCACAACTCGCGTTCACATGGCTACGGCTCGCACCGTGGGCGCGGGGAGTATGGCTACCTTCTGTGAAGGAAACACCAGTCAAGTCCAAATGGACGCGCTTATTGCGTTGTTGACCATTATGGACGGTGTTCCCAAGATGTCTACGTATAGGGAATTTGTGGCGGAACCGCTGGCCACATTCTCCTTCATCGACGATGCCCTCAATGAAGAAAACGATCTGTATAAGCCACGGATGCGTAAATTCATGGGGGCAACTGTCCACGACCGTGTCGTGGCAGCCAACAGCGAGGCCAACAAGAAGCGTGCGGTTGAAGCACGTGTTCTGGCGCCAACGTCAGCGGCAGGCATGAACGATTTCGATCGGGCGTGCGTGTATGCTTTCAACGCCAGAATCGTTGGCCAGGCGGGCGGAATGTTGAACCCAGCTTCTGATGAGGAAGTTGATGTTCGGCAGAACCGCCCCGCTCAGCGAAACATCCTTGCGGATGGGCGTACCATCATGGAAACATGCCAGTACGTTTTCTCGACTTTGCGCGACTTCTTGAAGCGCGAATCGGGAGATCCGAACGACCCTCGGTTGATCGGCCAATTCGCGGATGAGTCCGCGGGCCAGAAAGCGTACTGGTCCGCAGTTTGCATCTCTCTTACCACACTTTTCAAACCGTGCAGATGGTACGCGTTTGGCAAGTCACCCACCGACGTGGCTGACTCCGTAACTGGAGTGTTTCAAGGTGAAGAGAGTGCTCTGCTCACGGACTGCTCACGGATGGATGCTACCATTAATTTGGACCATCGGTGGGCGGAGCGTGAGCTGCTCCTGGCGTGCTTTAACAAGCGCCATCATGCCAAAATCTCGGCCGTTCATCAGACGATGTACGATCGCAAACGCCGACTCGGTGAAACTGTGTACGAGAATTCGTACCGGCGGGTCAGCGGCGAGCCGGGAACTTCAGCTATGAACACCTACCTGAAGGCGCTGTGTTTTTACACCGCGTACGTTTCAGCTGGGTGCTCATATGAGCAAGCGTGGGACCTCCTCGGTGTGTATGGAGGCGACGATGGAGCGTCACGCAACGTGTTTAAACAGCATGTTTCCGCGACGGCCATCCGACACGGGCTCAAACTGAAGATGGTGGAGGTGCACAAAGACGCGGAGAAGCCTCTGGACCGGTGCGTGGAATTTCTTTCGCGCCGGTTTATGCCTTGGAACGGTGACAACAACAGCTGCGCATGTACCCTGCGGCTGTTGGCTGGCATGCCAACCACGGGCCAGATGGACGTAGAACCTAGTGTTATTGCGTTCACGAAGGCCAGCTCTATCATTCTGAATGATGGCAATTCCCCCTACGTAGGGCCGCTTCTTCGCCGCCTCGTGACTGACCTTCAAGGCACACGAGCGCTCGAGGACGTGCGCAACATCTCGTGGTGGGGACACATGGCCATCAAGTATGAATCGGGCTTCCCGAACGAATATCAGGACTGGATGCTTGCAGCAGCGGATCAGGAACTAATGTTCCCCGCATCAGCTGACTTTCACGCTTGGGCGGCAGGGGAGGGACATTGGTCATCTCCCCCGCTGATCAGCTCATTCGTGCCGGACATCACCCTGCCGATCAATGTTGTCACCGTGGATTCAGACAGAAACCACAACGAGAACAAGGCTACCGAGCTCACAGAGGCCACTGCTGTGCAGATTGGAGATGCGTTGGCGGCGGCAGATGCTGCGCCGCTGCAGCCCATCCAAGAACCTGTGATGACGCGCCGAGACAAGAAGCGCGTGAAACAGGCGAAACAGTCAGCTCCAGGAGAAAATGACAAACAAACGCCCGCCAAGGCGCCAAAGGCTGGAGGCAAACCAGCTAAGGCGTCCGGCGCTGCCACACCGCCGGAGAAGGCGCGCGAAGCACCCAGCAAGAAGCAATCTGCTGGGTCAAGCGCCAATTCATCCGGCAGTGGGTTCGCAGAGCTTGTAGCCGCACGTAAGGCGGCTAAAGCATCACGCAAAGTGCTCATCAAAGAAGCAGCAGAGCGTGACGCCAAGCTAGCGGCGAAAGCCGCCAAGCTGGCTGCGAACCGCGCGAAAGTAGCGGCCAAGGAAGAGAACGATCGACTTCTCTCCGCGGCCGCTAAGTTAGCGCGACAGAAACCTACCGTATCTGAGGGAGGTTTGGCGACGCTGAGCAGCGCCATCACGGAGGCAAACCGGGACGTGACAGAACGTCCGAATCTGCAACCCAAGCCCAAGGGCAAGGGACCAGCCGCTATGACGTATGCGGCTGCTGTAGCCTCCGGCTCAAAGGCACCAGTGGCGACGCACTATGCGGCTGCCATGGTTGATGCGCGAGAGCGCATGATCCTGCTGGAGGCAAGTGACGGGCAGCCAGGCTTGCTGCCCGGAGCGGCGCCGCCCAAGATGTTCACATTTGGGGCGGCAGCAAATGGCGCGAAAGCGGTGAGCGTAAGCACTGCGAAGAGCGCAAGGCCGGGAAAACCGGCCGACGGGGGGGACCCCCCACCAGGTGATAAGCCTGGTGGGGGGGGGGGCAGCGCGTAAGCGCTGCCTGGGCACCTGATTTAATCACAGGTGCCCGTTAACCCACCATTCCAGCTACGACATCCGTCGTGCTCGGGCTAGCAGTCCCGTTAAACTGCCGCGATCGCGGGGGGTATACACCCCGCGATCGTAAAGTTCACGCTGTAGAACAGAAACACAGCAACACACAAACGTACCTAATCATGGCCCGTAACAAAGGCAAGGGACGTGCACTGAACCGCATCCTCAAGGACGCTCCTTCACCCAAGGAAGTGGCCAAGATCAGCAGGGCACGTCGCGAAGAGCAGGTACGGCGGCAGGTGATAACCGCAGCAAAACAACGCGAAGCCTCGCGGCGAAAGGGAACTTTCGCCACGCTCGGCGGCACGCTTGGACGCACATTGGGCGGTGCGCTAGGCGGGGGGGCAGCAGCAATGGCAGGAGCCGGAGCCGCTGCTCCCATCACGTCCCTTGTTGGATCCACATTGGGTTCGCAAGCCATGGGTGCCTTAGGTGGCCTCGTGGATAAGATCTTTGGCCACGGAGACTACGAGTTCGCACCGGAAGATATTCCGGAGGTTAACTCGTTTGTTCCCGGGCGCCACAGACTGGACGCGATTGCCGCCGGCAACTCCATACCGGAGGGCCTGGCTGCCGGCAACATGCAATCTGAGATTAGCAGGGCTGGCGTCCACTCGGTGCGATTGACACGGCGGGAGTACGTTGGGGAGGTTCGCTCTTCAATGAATTTCAACGTGTCTAAGTACCGGCTGGACATCGCAACAGGAGACCTGGGCCCCTGGGCAGGTTCCTTTGCTGAACACTTCACGAAGTACACCTGGGAAGGTGTAGTTCTGACAGTGGATTCACTGGCGAACCCCGTGACGGGAGTGCTGAACTCGGGCCAGATTGGCCTGGGTACACAGTACGACCCTGAGGGCGAGCCGCCCGCGACCATGCGAGAACTACTCTCGCGTGAACACTCGGTCCAAGGACGTCCGACGGACAACCTTGTGCACATGGTCGAGTGCGCGGCATCAACGCAGGGCATCAATCCGCTGTGGGTCGATCCGAATCCGGATGCAGAGGCTGATCCCAGGACTACGTCCCTGGGCAACTTCTACATCGCGACGGATGCGATGCCAATGGATGATGTCGTCATCGGGTCACTTTGGTGCTCGTACGACGTGGTGTTCTATGCCCCGCGCCTTCCCCTTTCGCTTGCCAACAAGCAGGAAGGGATGGCGCTGTGGCAGTTTTCGAACACATCCGCGCCGACGAACATCTCTCCGTTTGGCACTCCTTCAATCCCCCTGCCTGACCCGGTTTTCCGGACAGCCAAGGCGATTACGATCGAGCATGCAGCAAACGGGGACCCCGCCCGCCCATGGCTCACGTTGCCACTGGGAGACTCCCCCGCACGCGACTTCCATTATGTAGTCGTGTATTCGGTTGGGTGTACTCCAGTGCAGGGTACGAGCAGTGGCATGAACACTCCCTCGATTATCCTGATCCCAGAAACCGTGCCCCCGCCAAACGAGGGTGTGGTTTACATGGAGTCAGGGTTCTTCCTGGGCATGACTAATGGGCAGGCGTGGGGCGTTCAAGCCCCAGATGCAACGCAGAACTGGTACCCTACGTGGACTGGGACGCAAACAATCTTGGGCCTGGTCCGCTGCCCCTACAAACAGGGAGCAAGCGTTGGCAGGCTCAGCGTCACCGGTGGGGGCGGCATAGCCGGCAATCCCCCGTACCAGGCGTCACTGCTAGTGGTGCAGTTGCCTCCGTCCGTGGTCACCGAAATGCGGGCGTCATTTGACGCGCTCAACGCAGCGGAGACCGCGAAGGCAACAGAGATGGCAATCTCACAGCTTATGACCCGGCTGAAGAACTTGGAGGACAACACGTGCGTGTACGTGCCCAAACAAGTTACCGCCGCGGCTACGTAAGCAAGACATCCCCCAATTGGGGGGTGCTGGGCCCCAAAATGCCAAGGAAGATGGCTGCCCAAAACCGGTTAGATTACCCCCAGAACGGACACTGATGGAAAACAAAACACCGTAACGAGAGCACACTCTACACAAAGCAATGGCACGACGGACCGCTGCTG